ATGAGTGGCCCCAAACCGCGGATCAGGCAGCGCGGCAACCAACAAGAGCGAGAGCACACGCCAGTATCGAGTTTTCTTTCCGGTCTGGCACAAGCGAGTGCTCCGTTATCATCCATCCCCACTCTTCGGCCCTTTGTGGGCCCAACACAGTGGATGCTTAACGCGGCTGCGCTTTCAGCCGGCGCTTTGGGTTGGTCCAAGCCTGCCCACGATGACATGAACCAGCGAGTGACACGCAGCAACCACTGGAACATCGCGAGTGCGACGGGAACCGATGCTGCACAGAAGATGTCCCTCTTTTCCGACAACAAGTTAATGGTGTTGGATGACGCAACAATTGATAGCACGGATCAATGCTCGATTGCCTACATCAAGAGGCAGTGGGCGCCGTGGATACCTATTACGTTTTCCACTTCCAACACTGTCGGTCAACAGGTTGACACACTCCCATTGATTCCCCAGGCGTACACGGTGCTGCATCTCGGCTCCGAGTATTTCACACCAATCAAATGGTTGACGGAGCATTTTCAATGCTATCGTGGATCGTTTGAGTTCAAGTTCATGTTTGCCAAAACAGCGTTTCATGCCGGTCAAATTCAATTTTCGTTCGTGCCTGGTCCTGCGGCAGTGTCGTTGACGCTTGATGAAACGCCAAAAGCTTACCGCTTGGTGTATGATTTTCAAGACGCAGATGAAGTGTGCATTCGTGTGCCTTACATCATGCCTCACGATTACATGTACCGCGATGAGTTCTTTGGTCGTATGTACATTCACGTCTTGACGCCACTCCGAGCCCCTGAGACATGTGCCCAGAGCGTGACCGCCATGGTGTTTGTCCGTGGCGGGGAGGACTTTGAGGTGGCGGTACCCCGTCTGTTCGATTGGACACCCGGTTCAGTTGTGGCACCAGAGTTGGTTGCCCAAGGAGGTTCGACGGAGGTCAGCGGTGATTTGTGCCACACAATGGGCGAAGACGATCCCTTGGGAAGCACGCTGTTTTCTGGTCACACTCAGGGAGAGCACGTGTCCAGCGTGCTCACGCTGCTAAAGCGGTATGAGCAAGTTGTGATGCCTGCAGTTCCTGAGGACAGGTTTGCAGTGTTCTACCCCTGGACAGTGTTCTCCACTGGCGGTGCTCAAACACACCGTTCTGACCGTCACTCATCAATCTTGAGTTGCTTTGCCTTCATGCGTGGTGG